GTAATTCCTGATTGTTCTCATGATGATGATCAATTATCGAGGCGATTGTGTTTGTTGTGTCTTTAATTTCCAAGGCCATACTCCAGTTTAGGTCGGCACTTCCTTGTGCCAATGGCTGAATTACTTTTTCTTCCAGGGCGGTGCGGCTGTAGTGTCTGAAGCCTTTGCAGCAGATCCAGTAGCCATAGACTTAAAGCCAACTACGCGATTCTGGGCGCCATAGCCTTCTGATTCCTGGATCTCTACCTTGATCTGGCATTTGCCTCCGATTAGTTCATCAGTGTCGCCGATTTTGGCTAGACCGATTGCTCGCATAAGATCGGCTAATTGCATGCGCCCGATTTCCTCGGCTTTGCTAGAAGCATTGCGGATAGTGATCATGCCGTAAATGACTCGACCAGCATTGGTTGGCCCAAGAATGTCATATCTGACGTTGATGTACTGACCGCCAGACTTAGAGTCTTTTAGAAGCGCGTCCACAACACTCGCGGTGTACCAACCCACGGGAATAGGATCAAAACTTCCAGTGCTATTAGTAGGCAAAGAATCAAGAGTGAAAACTTCATTTAAATTAGCCATGATATGTTCCTATTAGTTAGTGGGATTGTTCTGCGATGTTAATGTCTAGTAATTCTTCTATCTCAATTTGCATCTGCTCAGTGACGCTTGCAAAAGTGTTCAAAGCCTGATCTGCATTAATCGTTGATCCGATTTCAGCAAAACACTCAACAAGCATATTAGCTAATGCTGATATGGCTACTACCATGTCAACGCCTTCTAGTAGATCTTCAAGTTTTTCAATGACTTCATCAAGCTGATCTTGATTTTCGACTCTGTCTAACATGCTCATGATTCACCTGTTATTTTGCGGATGATTGCGCCAAGTTCTGCATCTTCCCAGGGGGATAACTTTCCTGACCTGTCTTTGGCGGTCCAGAGTCCATCGCTGTCGCACATAAGGCCACGATGAGTAGCACCATCAGCATCGCGCTCAACACGCAAAGCGAGAACTTCGTCAAAGAAGTAAGGTAACATCTGACCGAGTTTATTTCCTGGCATGCTTGGGCTGTAGAGGATTCTTCCGTTTTCATCTGTTGCTTTCTCCGTTTTCGCACTCATATACACATGCTTTTTTGGTAGATCCCGAAAAGCGCGGATCAGGTCTGTCATCTGCTCTTGCAGTGCGCCATAGGCTTGTCTAGGGTCTTTGGTTAGCTTCTTCTCAGTGTTCAGGACAACTTCAGCGATTTCACTGATGCTGTCGATTGCTACTGATTGAAACTGATCAGCTTCTTTTGAGCTTGCAAGCCACTCATAAGCTTCATTTAGCTCCGTCATGTTAGTGACATTCAAGTACGGGATTTCTAGGTCAGCAAGCGCAAGCAAGCCTCCCTCTGCTGAAATCACGACTGGGTTAGGAAGTGTGCCGATAAGGGTGGTCTTACCAACGCCGGATTGACCATGCACAAGGATTTTGACGCTATCGGAAGCGTAACCCTTGGTGGTCATTAGTTGAATTGCCATTTCATACTCCTTTGTTATAGAGCCGTTCTTGCTGGCTCAGTTGTAATGTTGACAGCATCAACACAACATGTCAACATCTGTCGTCAACTTTTTTTAGAGGAAGCCATGAAGACCAAAGACGCGATTGATTATTTTGGCGGGATCAAGGAGTTAGCTAACTTTCTTGGAATCTGGCCGCACAACATAAGCCGCTGGGGTGAGTTCGTTCCAGAGGCTAGGGCATATGAGCTTGAAGTAAAAACAGAAGGAAAGCTAAAGGCAGAATCGGAGTAGATAGTGATTTCAAACTCAGATTTTTTATCCGTATTAAATGAGTTAAAACCTAACGGAACTTGTTTATGGACAAACGCTTTTGTCGGAGATCCAGCGCAATCATCAGGCGAAAGTTGGTCAGGGAACAGATACATACATGGTAAATCTGATGTAGATTCTTTGGTAAACCGTAACACTTATTTTTCGGTTGCGGCGCTAAATTTATCTGGATCAGTCAGGCGCATAAATGACAACTTTAGTCGATTGCTTGTCCTGGTTGCGGACGACATAGACACTTCAACCTTAAATGGTGAAGCCAGTTATATCCTTGAAACAAGCTCTGGCAAGTTTCAGACTGGCGTTTTTATTGATCCTGATGATTCTGATGCGGCTAACTTCAGCCTAGTAAGCTCCATCTTATCCGCGATGAGCATTAGCGGATTAGTGTCTGCTGACATTAGCGGCAACAATGCGGTTAGATATTGTCGTTTGCCGGTTGGAACAAACCAAAAAAGCCACCAATTAGAACCATTTCAGCACGTTCTACACACTTGGAAGCCAGAAGTACAGCTTACTTTAAGCGATGCTTGCATGGTATTTGGTATTGATATAGACAATATAACAATAACTAAAACTGGCGAATCTTATACTGGATTTCAGGATGAAAAATTAAGTATTGCAATAACAAACATACTTAATGGCGCTGGATTGCATGACGGAATAAATACTATTGCTTCTAGTTTAATAGCTTCAGGAACTAATGGCGGTTCTGTTACTAATTTATTAAGAGCTATTGCTGATCATTCGTCAAGAAAAATATCAAAATATGATGAATGGAAAGCTAGATATGATGATATTCCAAGATCTGTTAGCACGGCAGAAAGTAAGTATAAAAAGGCTCCAGAACAGCCATTGTATGAAGAACCGAGATCAGATTCATATATTTACGATCTTGATCGTTTAAAGCCAGTTGAGTTTGTGATTGATGGTTTTATCAGCAACAAAATAACCGTGATTGCTGGTCCTCCAGGGGTCGGCAAGACTAGCTTGTTAGTGCCACTTGCTTGCCATGCTGCACATTTATGTTTGCCATGTTCTGAGTTAAAGCCAACTTTGAGGCGGCGAGTGGTTTACATCACAGAAGATGCAGAACAGGTTGAACGCATCCTGTATGGCTTATGCAAGCATGAAAATATTGAGATTCCAGAAGAAGGCTTTAGCTATTGGTTTACTATAGTCAATGCCAAGCGCCAGAGCGGACAGGAAATAGCGGAAATGCTGGCTAACATCAAAACAGAATATACTATAACTTCCGGTCCAGAACTGATGGGTTATGTAGTTGCACCGCTCGTTGTTCTTGACACAAGCAATGCAACCATTGATTTAGACGACGAAAACAGCAACTCAGAAGCAGGCAAGGTTATAGCGCACATAAAAAGCGTCATGGGAAAGATGTCGGTGTGGCTAGTGGCTCACACTAGTAAAGTTGCTAGTAAAACAGACATAGATCAGATGTCAGCGCGTGGTGCTGGTGCGTTTGAAGGAGATGCGAATGCTGTAGCTTATCTATTAAACCTGGAAGGCAATAGGTTCCTGGTCCTTGGAAAGCGCCGTTTTGAGCCAGAGTTTACTGATCTAGGGTTCCAATCTCATACGGACAAGGAGACGGTTACAACAGCCTGGGGAAAGGAACAAACGGTGATCTATCGTTATGGCATACCGTTTAAGTCTTCTTATGAAGAAAGAGAAAATATTGTAAGCGCAAAAGCCGAGGCCACAAAGTATCAATGTCGGCAGAAGATCTTGGAGTTGTTGGCTAATCATATTACGTTAAACATGTCTGAGATCAAGCGCCAGATCAAGATGAAAGAGGATCTTGTCGGTCGAGAAGTACATCAACTCGTTGCTGATGGTATTCTTAGTGAGTCTAAAGGAGATCGTGGAGCAAAGCTCTTCACCATCAAAAATCCTAGGCCATATCGAAAGGACTAGCTGTTCCCAAAGTCGGGAATAGGTGCTCTAAAAATTGGCTTACAATTATGGAAAATATGATTTTCAGTCCAGCCAACAAAATGCTCAAAACGACCTGTTCCCGTCTAAGGAATGGGAATAGGGAACAGCATAGCAGTGCTAAGGACACTGCTTATGCTTGCACCCGTTCGCTTGCTATTCCGGAACAAGTGGGAATAACTGGGAATAACTGGAACAACTAGTGAAATCCATCACGTTAGAACTTCCGTACCCAGTCTCTATGAACGCAATCTGGCGGGTCTACAAGAACAAGCAAGTTCTTAGCAAGGAAGCGATCCGATATCGAAATGAAGTGAAGTACGTTGCCAGCCGACACAAGATTACTTTGACTAGTGAGCAAGTCAGCGTCATAATAGAACTGAGGCCAAAGGAAACGATGTCTGGCCGTGAATCCAAGGTCTGCATTGATCTAGACAACTGCATTAAGGCAACTCTAGATGCGCTCCAGGGCATTGTATTCGCGAATGACAAACAGGTGCGCCGAATCTATGCCTACTATGGCGAACCAGTAATAAATGGCGGTTTGATAATAACTATTGAGAAGTATGAATAGCGACAAATATTTATCGGAATTTATGCCAACCTGGAAACGTATCACTAAAGATAATAAGCCATCAGAAGGCGTAAAGATGTTATTAAGAACTGCATATGGTTCTGCGGTGATCGGCCAGTATTATCCTGCTGGTGAATTCACTCACTATTGCGGACTTCCAAAATTAAGCGATGAAGAAAAAGAATGGCTGAAGACAACAGCGCAATAAACATATGTTGACTCAAGAACAAGTAAAAGAATTGTTTGATTACGATCCAGGCACAGGCAATCTTGTATGGCGTGTTGATTGCGGTACTAATAAGGTTGCAGGAAAGATTGCTGGATCTTTAAGTAATAACGGTTATTTCAGAATAAGAATTGATGGCAAAGCGTATCTTGCGCATAGGATCATTTGGCTTTACGTTTACGGCGCATGGCCCGTCAACGATATTGACCATGTGAATGGCCTTAGGCACGATAACCGCATATGCAATCTGCGAGAAGCGACCAAAGCTCAAAATTCACAAAATCAGCGCAAACCACAGTCAAGCAATACATCTGGTTACCTTGGTGTAACGGCGTGTAGAGGAAAATGGAAAGCGCAGATCCATTTGTCAGGTAAGAGTCGGTATATTGGCTATTACAACACCCCAGAAGCAGCGCACGCGGCATATCTAGCCAAAAAGCGCGAGATCCACCCATTTGCAACATTGTGAAATGCCAAAAACAAGAGAAGATCTAGTGGGTAGAATATTCGGCTACTGGACTATTCTAGAAAACGCAGAAGATCGGATCTTTGGCAGTCAACGTAAACAGGTCGTTGTCGCCAAGTGTCGCTGCGGAAAAATCAAGTCCGTTCTTGCTCACAACATCGTTAGCACTAAGTCACAATCATGTGGATGTAAACAAAAACAGATTGCTAGTGTTTGGATGAGAAACAACTGGAAAAAGAAGAGGAGTTTATAATGCCATCTTTTCAAGAATTAGAACTAAACGTCCTACGCTGGGCAGAAGCTAGACAGATCATTCCAAACTCTAGCAGTCAGGTCCAGGCGCTAAAGTTAGTGTCCGAAGTCGGCGAGCTTTGCGATGCACTGATCAAGAAGGACCGCGATGGGGTGATAGACGGTCTAGGAGACGCGCTAGTCGTTTTAATTATCTTAGCTGACATGGAACGCCTAGATTTACTTTCGTGCCTAGAATCGGCTTACGATGAGATTAAGGACAGGCGAGGCACTCTCCAGGCCAATGGTGTGTTTGTAAAAGAGACATTAACCATGGAGGCTGAAGTAAGAGTTAGCATTGACGACGCAACGCCAGAACAATGGGACCAAATACGATGACTAAATCAGAATACTTGATCTGGGCTGCTGGACAAAGAGGCGATGGTGCTAGAGACATCGACGAACATCAAGCCGGTGGCGATCATTACAAGCGCATGGCAGTTCAACCCTGGGATGTCATGGAATTACTCTTGACAGCAGAAGAATTCTCAGGCTATCTCAAAGGCTGTATAATCAAACATATTATGCGAAACAACTCAAAACCTGGCGAGTCTTACGATCTAGAGAAAGCCAAGCATTACATGGCTAAGTTAAATGATTTTGAAAAAAGAGTGTTCTAATTGTGAGTATTTTGAGCCAAATCGAACCTGTTTCGGCCATGGCTATTGCGTTGTTAATAGTCTATTGGATGTCGGACCAGAACCCAAGACATTGACAGATACTTGTGAACTTTGGTTAGAAAGATCTGAGGATGAATGATGTCAAGACGATGACAGACACTAAAATAGAACAAGATACTAAGAAACGTAAACCACCTCGCGCTGGAATGGGCAGACCTCCTGGCGCTTTAAATAAACAAACCAAAGAAATAAAAGAGATGCTGATGCAGTCATTGAATGACGCTGGCGGCGCTGATTACTTCAGACAACTCGCTGAATCAAACTCATCTGCTTATGCTTCATTACTTGGCAAGATCATTCCTGCTGAAGTCAAGAATCAAATAACTGGCGCTGACGGCGGTCCAGTTCAACATTCAATCAAGGTGAAGTTTGACTGAAACCAACAAAATTCTTGACCTAAAATGTTGGGTTAAGTTTTTTGTTTTTG